CCGATGGTCACCAAGATGACGGCGGCCTGAAGCAGGTGTCCGAAATTGATCTCCGGGCTGAATCTAGGCCATAATCGCTTGTCGTCGGTCATCGCGCACGCCCAACGATTCTGATTCCGCCGGGGCCAAAGCTCAGCGTCTTTGTCTCGCCGCCGACGTGCAGGCTGCACTCGCCGGTGGTCTCATCAGCAGTGACGATCTCACCCGGAACATCGGTGTAGTTGTCGGTACGCACGATCTTCCAGCGCCGCTTGTCTTCGCTGCTGTGCCACGATTCGAGCTTCAACGGAGCCTCTCTTTGACTATTGGCTGTAATAATTCGAGACAAATTTTTTCGGTCACTGCGATCCGACAAGGGTCCAGGCGAGGTTCGCCAACGTCGCGTCCGGTGAGGCTGGCGCCACCACGGTCAAAATGTCGTCCGCCATGAAGGTGGTCGCCGAAGCCATGCTAAAAGTCGCGGTAGTCGCACCGGCGGCAAAGATCATAGTTCCGACGTTCGCGCCGTTCTTCTTGATGCTGTAGCTCGTGGTTGCGGTAGCGGCTACACCCGCCGTCCCTTGGCTGCCGGTTAGACCGGCCGGGAACATAACCGTGCCGGCAAAGACAAAGCGCTGGACGACGAGGTTAGCCGTCGTTGGGCCGGTGTAGGAACCGCTGACGGTAGTCGCGACGGACGCTTTGCCGGAACCGGTAACCGTGTAGGTGTAGGCCGGCACTGAAGCCAGGCTCTGCGCGCCGCCGCCGACGATGTTAGCAGACGGAAATTTTAGATGGATGGTCTGGCCGATAAGGGTCGAAGGATATGGAAATCGTCCGATCGCCTGATCCAGTCTGGCAAATTGTGCGCCCGGTAAGTGGCTGCCGATGGTGCTGCCATAGGCACCCCGATACAGTGTCGTCAAACCGTAGTGGGAGGTCGTCGTCAGTGTCGCAGTCTGGTAAGCGAGCAGCTCGCCACCGACATAACAAAGGGTCGCAAGGTTTGCTGCATCGCTTGCGGAGACCGAGAACAACTGGCCAAGGCTTTCCGTCAAGTCGACCGACAATGTGTTGATCGTATCCGGTTCGGCACCGGCATAGCTGCCTAAAGGGGCAGCCAAAACCCCTTGTGTGGCCGGACCCGGGATCGTTCCGGCAAAGGCGTAGGAGTCCCCGTCACTCGAGATCCAGACCTGGGCACCGCCCCAGTTCGAGCCGCCCGACAGGGCCACCCAGATTTCGAGATCGCCCGACAATAACGCTGCCGGCGGCTCGAAGATCAGCGGCATATTGACGTTACCGGGCCCGGTGGTCCAATTTGGTATATAGCCGGCGGTGCTCTGCTTTCCGTACAGCACGGCGGTCGAATAGCCGCCGAAAAATTCCTCGGCGGTAATTGTCAAAGTTCCCTCGTCATCTTCCTCGACGGCAGTAATGCGTACCGTCAAGGCAGAGACACCAAGTCTCGTATCGGTGATTTGCACCAGGTCCATCGGCTCGAGTAGGCAATATTTCCAACCGAGCTTGAAGGTGTAGGTGTTGCGGAAGAGCAGCGAGCGCTGCAATACCAACTGCGCGACCACTGGACCCGTAAGATAGGGGTCGACGACCATATCGGCCTTGAGGGAAGTGTCGCGCCGGATGCCATAGAGGTCGACGGCGGCTTGGTCGAAGGTTTCGACAACGTGCGAATTGTAGCTGTTGCCGCGGTCCTTGCACTGGAGCTGGATATAGTTGTTGGCGTCGGCCGGCGTCGAACGCACGATATGCACCGGATCATCGGTGAAACCGCCGGTGACCGAAGATGCACCCGACCGCAAAGCCGGGCCGCCCGGGCTGACCCCGTTATGGGACCCGACCCCCGATTCCTGAACGATGTAATCGTCGTCGTTGAGGCTGTAGATCGGCGTTAAATTCGGCGAGTAGGCATAGGGACCAGCCGTGACGCCGAGCGCAACAGTTATGCCGCCTGACGCGCTTGCGGCGACAGACGTCAGCTGCGCGGTCGTGCTCAGCATCGCAATTATCAGGCCGTCGGGACTGACACCAGCCCAGAGGCCGAATGCTGTCAACGGTGCAATGCCGAGGACTGCCTGCGCCAGCCCGGCCCCAACAGCCGCATAGGTCTGCTCCTGACCGGTCGTCGTGTAGCTGACGGTCATCGGCGAGCCTGCCAGGCCGGGATTGCTGAAAACAAGGCTGACAGTGTCTCCCCCGGTGCCCGTCGTGGTCCCGCCGAGCTGCACGAGCTGGATGACGCGGTCAGCGGTTGGTCGCCATAAGGGATGATCCTGAGCAGTCCGCCGGACCAGACGATCGCGCTGTTCGTCAAATTGGCAATGTCGGCCAGGCATTGCTGTGCCGGCTGCTGGGTGTCGAGCATTGGCGACACGAAGAGGCCGGCCGCAAAGCAGTAACTCAGATAGGAGGTTGCCTCGAGCGCGGTCATATCGGGGTCGAGGTTGGCACTCGGGAAACCGGCGCCGTAGCGTGGATTGGTCAGAAAATCGGCGACCACAGCTGCCGGATTGGCGTCGAAGCCATTGACGCCCGACCCCGCTTCGATGCCCTGGATCTCGACCGAGAAATTTGGGAGGGTGGCGGTATTGCCTAGTTGGTAGTTGGCGCAGGTAAAGTTTGCTGTTCCGGAATAGCTGAGCGCCTTCGCCGGATGGTTCGTCACCCAAAAGAGGTCGGTGGCCTGACCGTCGTCGCCGAGGTTGATCGAGGAGAGGCCGGGCAAGCCTGCCAAGGTCGATATGTTTTTATCCCACCAGACAGTACCGATGCCGGCGATCGGCCCTTGGCACAGCCCCATGATGAACGAAGCCGAATACGTGTATTGCTGCCCGCCACCTTTGCCGCCGCCGCCCCCCTTGCCTTTGCCGCCGGTCTTTGACGATGCCGTTGCCCGGAAGTCGTCATAGTCGAGCAGATTGCCAGACAGCCGCGCCGTGCCGTAGACGAGGGGGATGACACCTCCGTGCTGCGAGGTCTGGAACTGTAACGATCCGACCGCCTTTTGCTGCTTGGCGTTGGTTCGGCCCCCCAGAATGCCGCCCATGGGTGCGCCCTAGATGGTTGCCGAGAAGGGATCGAAAATCCGCATTGGACGCCCGGTGAGCTGGCCTTGCCACGCGTCAGCGTAGACGACCCCCGCATTGTGCCAGGCGTGGATCAGCCGCGGCCATTGGAGGACGATGGCGCCGTGAGCAAAGCACCGGCCGAATTTGAACACCGCGATGTCGCCCGGCTGCGGCGGATCGGGGTTATCCCTAGCAGGAACCTCGCGGGCATAACGCATGACCCCTTCGAGGTACCGCTCGGCGTCGCGATGCAGGTTCCAATCGGGTGGATAAAACGGTATTTCGACATGCGGGATGACGCCGGCCTTTTCATAGACTTCGGCGAGCAATGTCAGACAATCGGCACCAACGCCTTTTACCCGCGCCATATGATGATAGGGCGTGCGCAACCACCCCACGGCTTCCTCGATGACCGCAAGTCGCCGCGGATCCGGCAGTGGTCGGGTTTCCGCTACGGCAGTGGTGACCCGCGAGTCGGGCATCGCTGCCCAACCGCAAAAATCGATCGCATAAAGGTCGCCTGAGCCACGTCTCATAGATTGATCGTGTCCTCATCCCGGTCAGAGAAATAACCGAGGATATCGTCACGCAGTTTCGGCTTGTTGCCGGCGAGCTCGATTAGTCCGTCGCGACGCCGCACGATGTCGGTGTTCGGATCGTAATGGTTGCGGATCAGGATCTGCTCGCGCGTGCTGTAGCGCCGCGCTTTCAATGGCCCGTGCCAGAGATGATAGACGATGCCCGGTACGAGCCCGATATCCTCGACGATTGCGGTACGCGCTTGTTCTTTCCACGCCTTCATCGCAGCGCGGTATTGCGGCGTGTAGTCGTTGTCGGTGAGCAGCAGATCGGCGAGGTCGAAATGGGCCATAGCCATGTGGTAATCGCCGGCGCCCAAGAGGCAGACGTCGAGAAGTCCCCCCATCGCGTCAAACGCTTCGCGACGGTAACCCCAGGCACCACCCGGGTAGCCCCAATAGAGCATCTCGACTGGGCCGGTCTTATGCCAATATTGATCTTGCGTATGGGCGCGGC